TTACACTGCCGCTATCCCGATCAGGAATAATACTGCCAGTGCCACTCCTAAATAGCACCAGTCCCATATTGTCATCGGGCGGTCACGCTGTCGGTATTTTCTGTGTATTGGTTCGTGCTTAATATTCATAGGCTCGTCCTCCGTTCTACCGCCTAAGCGGTTTTCTCCAACGTATATTCAATTTTTACTCCTTCTTGCTCTCCCAGGAGGTCTAGCAAGATCCGTATAATTTTTTCCATATTAGGTTCCATACTTATCACCTCTCTAATATGTATGCCGTGCTGATTGTCCGTGTTTCCTGATGTGCTTGTACCGTTTACTATTGCTTTCCCATATTCTCCCATTGTTATTATTGTTTGCGTCCTAAAGATAATGGGTAATCTGACCGGGCTATGGATTCCACGGTCTGTAGCCCTTTGTCGGAAAACTCTTCATCAAGGAGTTTTGTCAGTTTTTCAGGTGTTCCTGTGTGTGTCACTAAATCAAAAACCAATTCTGAATACTTTTTCACATCTGTGATTAATTGTAATGCCTCAAATTTTCTCAGCACCTCGCACCACCTCCTTCTCTACTCTTCTAATCAAATTCCGTTTTTCCTTCTGATTTTTTGCAGGGAAGCACTTAACCTCCTGCAATCTCCGAAATAGAATCTTTAATGGCATCACATTCAGCATATATTTGTGGAATCAGCATTTCCCTGTCCATTTCTGCAAGAAAGTTCCCATCTAAGTCCCAGTATTGTATGATCTCACGTACTGGGTCTCTTTCTGTTCCTAATCCACGTTTTGCTTTTGTCTCAATTACTTGTATTACTTTTGCCGAATCAGTTCCTCTTGGTCTTACCATCTCTCATACCACCACCTTCTCTTTATATTGCTTTTTCATTTTTATCCTTTATAATGTACTTACAGGCGCTGTCACGCCGAGTACGAAAGAAAGGAGTTGTCTATAATGCTCACGAACGAAGAAAAACAACTACTCAATTATTTAATTCCCGAATTCAAAGCCGGAAACGATATGATTTGCTTTGACAAAGTGGCTGAAAATGTAAACATGTCTGCGTACGAAACCGATATTGCTTTACGGCACTTAGAATCAAAAGATTATCTGAAAATCAAGCGTTATAAAAATGGCGGATTCATACGATCACTAACTCATAAAGCTCTTCATTATAACGAATTAGAATCCAGCGCCACCCCGGTTAAACAAACCAATATTTTTAACGCCCCTGTCTCTGGATCTGCTATAGGTAATTCTGGAAACATCACAATAAGTAATGGTGCATCATTTCAGGAAGTACGAGACTTCGTCCAGGCTCAATCTATTTCAGACAGTGAAAAAGCTGAAATAGATAAAATTCTTACCTATATTGAAACACTTGAAGAAAACGACACCCCTCTAAAACGAGGGTTCTTATCTAAGTTCGGCAACATACTATCTAAGCATCACTGGCTTCCAGAGATGTTGATGAAATTACTTTTCCAATACTTCATGGAATAGATGCTTTGAAACAATCATCATGTACAACTGACAGACCGTATTTTCCATCTTTTAATTCAAGTGAGAATGCGGTCACGTTATTTATCTCTTTTCCGTTCACCAGCATTATTCCAAAATTAACATCAACATAAATGGATTCTAGCTCACTTTGTTCTCCATCATGCGATACAGCTTTTAATGGAAAGCCACAAGAACGACAATATATGTCGTTAAATTTAATACTTGATTCTTGTCCACATTTAGGACACTTCATCTCATACCACCTCCTTCTCTTTGTCTGGTAATACTTTCTGCAATAGATGAGTCCGTTTTATGGGACACATCTTGTGTTACTATGTAATTGTTACTCAAGGAAGTACTCGATTGATACATTGAAGTACTCTGCAAGAATTTTGAGCTTGTCAATTTTAGGATTGCTACGCCCACTTTTCCAGTCAGCAAACGTGGATTTAGTGATACCAGTATCTAAGGATACTCTATAATCCGTTATACCTCTCTTATCGCGTAAAGCGACATAATTTTCGTACATTTATTTTTTTACCTCCTTTCCGAACTTTTCTATTGAATTTAGTTCGGAAATCAGTTATAATACATTTACCAGATATATTACATAAAGCCAATGGCTTGTTTTGATTTCCGAACCTTGTACAAGTATACTAGCACGGATATCAGAACTTGTCAATAGTTTTTGTACGGATTTTAGAACTTATTTTAAAAGGAGTAAATTATGTACGAAATTTATTGCAGACTGAGGGATGAAAGAGGTTTAAAAGACGCTGATGTTGTTAGAGAAACTAAAATTACAAAATCAACTTTTTCGGATTGGAAAAGTGGACGTAGCAAGCCTAAAAATGATAAGTTACAAAAAATAGCCGATTTCTTTGGTGTATCAATTGAGTATTTAATGACAGGAGATGAACCAGTAAAAAAAGAACCTCTTCTTACTTCAAAGGATGAACGTGATATCGCTAAAACCGTATCTGAATTGATGAGTAAGTTAGATTCACAGGATGGAGCACCTTTATTCTTTGACGGTGAAGAAATAACTCCAGAAACAAAAATACTTTTTGAACAGCAGTTAAAATCGTTGGTCACCACAGTTAAGGAAATCAATAAGGTAAAATACCATCCCGGAAAAAATAAGAAGTAGGTGATAGGCATTGCGCCATGATATTAAAACTACAGTCGATAAAATTGTATCGAAATATAATACCAGAGATCCCTATGAACTTTGTGACTACATGAATGTGTTATTGCAAATAGGGGATTTGGGAAGCGCGTTAGGATGCTATTTATTAATTAAAAGGCAGAAATGCATAATTCTTAATGAAAGAATTCTTCGAACACCTTTAGAAAAAGTGGTGCTCTCTCATGAATTAGGCCATTCCAATATGCACTGGAAAAATGACTGCTATTTCTACGGAAGTACACTTTTCTCAAAAAGTAAAGAAGAAAATGAAGCCAATTCTTTTGCCGCAGAATTGCTTGTACCTGATGATTTAATATACGAGCATCCGGGCATGACCAAAAATCAAATAGCAAGAATTCTGGGATATGATGAAAGGATTATGGAATTCAAAAAAATATATTGATGTTACGCGCACAAGCGCTGACATAAGAGAAAATGTGGTGTTTTCTCGGCACAGTGTACGAGGGAGAAAAAAAATGGGATTTACGGATATCTTTAAAATCAAGGAATTCAAAGCTGAGATTGAACAATTGCGTCAGGAAAATCAAAGTCTGCTTTCCAAGAACGAAGCGGCGCATAAACAACTGTCAGATTTAGGTGCATTGGATTACTATGAAATCAAAGAAAAAACAATGCGACTTGAAAATGATTTCATTGAAAAGGAAAAGCAACTAAAAAGTGATTATAGTTCAAAAACTCAGAATGCCGAAGATGAGTTCAAGAAAACTATTTCTGATTTCGAACGAATGACATCTGATAGAAGTGCTAAATGCCAGCAAATTTTGGAACAGCTTAATGAGCTTCGATTGCAAGAGGCAAAAATAAATAAATCTGTCAAAACCCAAACAAATAAATTAAACCGCTCAAAGGAACTTGTAAAAGCAATTAATTATACTTTTGATAAATATCTCAACTACGAACCATCGCAAAGCATTCTTCGTTTTCCGGACGACAAGCTGCAGGAGCTTGAAGAAATCAGTCCCTCTGTAATTCTCAAATTACATTGCATGGATGTTAAAGATCTGCGAAAGGCATATAGAGATAATGATAAGCAGATAGATACTATTTTAAAAAAATACTCAGCAAGATATACTACTAAAGCAAATCAAGCTATTTACAAGCTAATGGTTATAGCATTAAGGGCTGAATTGCAAAATGTTCTATATAATTTAAAATATGAGAAACTTGACAAGTCTGTAGAAGACATTAAGTCTGTAACGCGTAAATATCTCAAAATTGCTGGTGAGGGAAATCAGAGCATAGCGGGAACACTTGCAAAATTTATAGGCGAAATAGAATATCTCTTTATCAATGCCGTTAAAATCGAATACAATTATTATGTAAAAAAGGAACAAGCGCGTCAGGAGCAATTGGCAATTCGAGAACAAATGCGGCAAGAAGCCGAAGAACGGAAAGCGCTTGAAGCCGAACGAAAAAAAGTCGAACAAGAGGAATGTAAATATACTGCTGAAATTGAAAAACTAAAAGAACAATTGACAGTAGCAAAGGATAATGAACTTGAAATGCTGAATGCTCGAATACTTGAACTGCAAGCCCAATTAGCCGATGTCGTAATTAAAAAAGAGGAAATCTCCAATCTGGCAAATGGGAAAGCGGGTAATGTATATGTAATCAGCAATCTTGGCTCATTCGGAAACGATGTATTCAAAATAGGAATGACTCGTCGGCTTAATCCGCAAGATCGTGTAAACGAATTAGGCGATGCTTCTGTTCCTTTTAAATTTGATGTACACAGTTTTATCTTTTCCGAAGATGCGGTTAGCCTTGAAAATAAATTACATAGTATATTAAATGATAAACGTGTCAACAAAGTAAATATGAGAAAAGAATTTTTCTACACTTCCGTAGATGAATTAGAAGAACTTGTAACTCAGATCGAGCCTACTGCTGAATTTAATAAAACTATGTTAGCAGAAGAATTTAGGCAGTCACAATCTTCTGAATCGCTATATACCTCAGACTACACGCTTGATGAGGAAGATGACGAAGAAGAATAAAGCTCAAAAACCGCCCCTGACTGCAATCAGGAACGGCTTCAATAGATGCTATACAGGTCAGAGACCGATATAATATCCAACCAAATGTATTATATCACAGTTCTCTTACACCTGTATAGGTGTATTTTTGTACCTATTTTAATATGATTAAGAGAAGGAGTGATTAAATGCATAACAAAATGTTAAGATGCGCGATCTATATCCGAGTGTCAACAACCGAACAAATGATACACGGCAAATCTCTCGAGGCCCAGAGGGAGCATCTGCTAAAATATGCGAAGGAACATGGCATGGTGGTTGTAGGATTGTATGCAGATGAAGGGAAGACTGCCCGTAAGGAGTTGAAAAAGCGTAAAGCAATCCACGAGCTTATTCGTGATGTCAAACAAGGTAAAATAGATGTTATCTTGTTCTGGCGGATCGACCGGTGGTTCCGTAATCTTTCTGATTTTTACAAAGTCCAGGATATACTTGATGAACATGGTGTGCGTTGGATATCCACATCTGAGCCAGGAATCAACATGGAGACCCGTGACGGTCGACTGCAGCTTAATGTCGTCCTGTCGATCGGGCAAAACGAGGTCGACACCACATCGGAGAGAATCAAATTTGTTAACGAAGCGTCCATCAAACAGGGGAAGGTTATTTTCGGAGACTCTAATATGCCGCGTGGATATAAGGTTGGTGTTGTGGATGGCGTCAAGCGGATGGTCAAAAACCCGGATGAAGAAGCGCTTGTGAATGCCTTTTTTGCACATTTGAAAAAGACTCACAGCAAATGTGATACTATCCGATATATGCAGAGCAAATGGGATCCCGATTTTTCATATAGCATGCTACGTACTATGTTGACAAGTGAATTTTATGTTGGAACATATCGTGGAATACCTTACTGTCCTGCATATCTTACCAAAGAAGAGCGTGACGAAATTCTTGAAATATCTAAGCGTAATATTAAAAATACACCTTCTGGGCGAATTTATTATTTTACCGGATTAATCCGTTGTCCCGTGTGTGGCCAGCTCCTGTGTGGAACAGGATGCTCCTCTGTAATAAATAGAAAGACTGGAGAAAAAAGGACATATTGCTATTACCGCTGCAATCGTGCAATCATAGATCGCATCTGTAATTATACGCATAAAATGAGCCAAAATCTGATCGAAGAATACCTCGTGAAAAACTTAGAAACTCTATTCAATGATTTCAAAATACGGGATTCCAGGATTGCTGAATTAAAAAAGAAAGAGAAGAACCTTAGGACTCCCGAGATAATACAGCGCGAAATGAGCAGGCTTAACATGCTTTTTCAAAAGGGACGTATCGAATGGGATTATTATAACGATGAGTACACCAAATTGGATGGTGAACTGAAAAGCCTGTCTCCAGTTATCGAAATACAAAAGAAAGACTATAGCCATATAGAATCGCTTCTTGAGCAAGATTTTATCAGCATTTATTCTAAGCTAACCGATGAGAATAAGCGAGCATTTTGGCAGACCGTTATAAAGCAGATATATATCACCGAAGACCATCAGGTTGAAAAGGTGGATTTTTTATAA